AATCTTGGATGAGGCTCGGTATCTTGAGCTAAAGGACATGCTGGATATGTCTGGCATCACCGTTACCGGCTCACGTCCAGCAAAGTCATGGGAAGTAAAGCAGCGGATTATTACCGGCAAGGAAGTTCTGGAAGAAACGCCGTGGAAAGGGATGTATATCCCGATAGTCCCGGTGTGGGGTGACGAAGTAAACGTAGAGGGTAAGCGGTATTTCCGAAGCCTGATCCGAGATGCAAAAGACCCGCAACGGATGTTTAACTATTGGCGCACCACAACGACAGAGCTGATTGCTCTTGCTCCTAAAGCTCCGTTTATCGGCCCACAGGGCGCGTTTACTACCGACCTGCAAAAGTGGCAGTCTGCCAATACTGAAACGCACTCGTTCATCGAGTACGATGGTGCGATTGCGCCTCAGAGGCAACCGTTTACCGGCGTACCCGCTGGCCCCTTGCAGGAAGCCCTGAACGCATCGGATGATATGAAGGCCATCATGGGCATCTATGATGCCTCATTGGGAGCCCGGAGCAACGAGACATCTGGCCGGGCTATCATGGCACGGCAGCGCGAAGGCGATGTATCGACGTTCCATTTTATGGACAACCTGAACCGAGCAATTCGCCATGCCGGCCGCATTCTCATTGATCTAATCCCTAAGACTCACGATAAGCCTAGAATATTAAGAATTATGGGCGAGGACGGTACACCGTCTGCAATTATGGCAAATCAGCCGATACAGAAAGAAGACGGAACAGAAGAGATATTTGATCTATCTAACGGCAAATATGACCTGACCGTAAGCAGCGGCCCGAGCTTTACTACTCGCCGAGAAGAGTCGGCGTATCAAATGACTGAGCTGGTAAGGGCTTACCCGGCCGTCGCTCCGCTTATCGGCGATTTGATTGCCAAGAACCTTGATTGGCCTGGTGCAGACGAGATTGCGAAGCGCATGCAAGCGATGCTTCCTCCGCAGATTAATGGCGAGCAGCAAATTCCGCCGCAAGTGCAACAGCAGATGCAGCAACACGTACAGCAATTGCAGCAAATGCAGCAAGCATTACAGCAAATGCAATCCGAGAACCAGCAATTGAAGATTGGTAAAGCGGAAAAAATGGCTAGCGCACAGAATGACGCAGATCGACTCAGTTTGGACTTTGAAAATCTCAAGGTCGATCAATACAGGGCCGAGACTGAGCGTCTTAAGCTGACACAAGAAAGTATGTCGCCAGAAGCGATTCAGGAATTAGTGATGCAGACCCTCCAACAAATCCAAACGCCACAAGATTTAGGCGAGATTGGAGATCAAGGACTTTAACGGCCTGCCACGAGGCTTAATGCCCAACACCGTGAGGTGTGGCTAATTACCGGGCGTGGTTCCCGGTGGTTCTGACTTGGAGTAAATCATGGAAGACGAAATCGACCAATCCGCCCAGGAAGTCGAGCAGACCGAGGACAATGAGGCAGAGGCCAAAGAGCTTGAATCTCAATCCGAGGCTGATTTTGAGAGCGATACCGAAGAAACAGAGGTAGAGCCGGAAGAAGAGCTTGAAGAAATCGAGTTCGGCGAGAAGAAATACAAAGTCGCCAAAGAACTCAAAGATGCATTTTTGATGCAACAGGACTATACGCGGAAAACTCAAGAGGTCGCCGATAACCGGAGGATGCTTGAATCTGCCGCGCAAGAGTTCCAACAGCGCGTACAAGCCCAACAGCAGAATATCCAGGCATACGCAAACCTAGCGGCGCTAGACCAGCAATTGACGCAGTACCAAAACGTCGATTTCCAGGCCTACGCCGATCAAGACCCTGTAGCAGCGCAGAAGGCCTATATGGGCTTTCAGCAACTAAAGGGTATGCGAGATAACCTCGCTAATCAGATTTCCACCTATGAGCAACAAATGCAGTTGAGAGCGCGCCAAGAGATTGCAACGCGCACTCAAGAGGGCATGCGACAGCTACACCAGGAAATCAAAGATTGGTCGCCACAGAAAGCACAGGCACTAAAGGAATACGGCAAAACGCAGGGCTTCCAAGACACGGAGCTTGATAACGTGCTTGACCCACGCGCTGTAAAGCTACTCCACAAGGCCTATCTGTACGACCAGATGATGACCAAAGCCACGCAAAAACCGAAGCAGGCAGAGCAAAAGCCGGTTCCGAAGGTAGGCGGTAAAACAGCCGTTACCAAAGATCCGAGCCAAATGTCTCCCAAGGAATTTGCTGTATGGCGCAAGAAGCAAATCGCATCCCGTTAACTCATAGGAGTATTTAATCATGGCGAATACGCTAAAGGTAATTGATATGGTGACCAAGGAGGCTCTGCGTGTTGCGCACGAGTCCTCTGCATTCATCAAAACCACGGATCGTCAATACGACGATTCTTTCAAAGACAACGGCCAAGGCAAGCGAGGCGCTACGCTTCGAGTGCGCGAGCCTAACCGCTACGTTAGCACGTCTGGCCGCGTTCTTGATGTGCAAGACCAGAACGAATCCACGCAAACCATTACTGTGGCAACTCAACGCCACGTTGGCATGCGGTTCAACTCGGTTGAATTGATTCAGTCCGTTAACAGCGGTGCAGCGTTTGATGACCTGTCCAAAAACTACATTGAGCCGGCCGTCAAGCAGCTCATCTCTGACATTGAGTCCGAGTACCTTACCTTCGCTACCAAAAAGGTATACAACCTGGCCGGCACTGCTGGCACGGCCATTACCACTTTGGATGTTCCTGGTAAGGCCCGTGCCAAGCTGAACCAGCAACTCGCCCCTAAAGACAATCGCTACATCCAAATGGATTCGATTGGCATGGGCGCATTGGTTAACGGTATGGCGGCTTACTTCAACCCGTCCAATGCTATCGGCAACCAATATACCGAAGGCCTGATTGCTCGCACCGCCATGGCGGATTATTACGAGAATGAGCGCGTTTGGACGATGACTACCGGCGCAGACCATACCACGGTGACGACCGATGCATCCGCGGCCGTTACCGATGGCGGCACTACCATCACGATTAGCGGTGGCACGGTGACTGTTGGCTCTGTGTTCACAGTCGCCGATGTTTACGACTGTCACCCGGAAACCAAAGCAGCTTATCCGCATCTGAAACAATTCGTGATTACTGCTGGCACTTCTGGCGCTCTGACCGTTTCTCCGCCTACCATCCTTACGGGAGCCAAGAAAAACGTCAGTTCTTCGACGGGTGCAGATTTGGCGACGACCGACTTCAACAGCAAAACCGTTACGCTTGTTGGTGCTGCGTCTACCAGCTACGTTCAGCCTTTGATGTACCACAAAGAAGCATTCCAGTTCATCACGGCCGACTTGCCGCTGATGGCTGGTGCCGATAAGTGCGTACGTAAAGTTCAGGACGGGCTATCTATGCGCGTGTGGATGGATGGTGATATCCGTAACGACGAACTGTTGATGCGGATCGACATTCTGTATGGCATGGCCGCATTGCGGCCGGAATGGGCATGCCGAATGATCGGTTCTGCTAACGCTTAAGAAAGGATGAAAAATGGCTACTTACGAACGCGTTGATTATGGCTCTGCCGATGGCAGCCAGTGGGGCGGCTCTGCAACTGATAAATGTGGCATGTATGGTGCCGTGCCGGTTGTGCAGCGGGCAACTGCTGCTAGCCACACCACGATTGCTACTACTGTTGCAGTATCTAGCAGCCCCTGGGGTTTCTCTGGCTCTACCCAGGCGAATGAGCTAACTGCTGCCGTTGCTGAAATTCAGGCAACTCTTGTGGCCCTTGGTATTTGGGCTGCGTAACAATACGGGGGCTTCGGCCCCCGTTCTTTTGGGGTGAAAATGAAACTGATGATTGCAACGCCCTTTTATGAAAATAAAGGGTATTCGCCGTATATCGTATCGCTGTTTCAAACGGTCTACGTTTTAGCGAAGCAAAGCAACTTATCTTTCGAGTTTGTAGAACTGTCTGGCGGGTCATACATCGACCATAACCGGAACATTCTCGCAAACAAATTCCTAGAGTCTGATTGCACTCATTTATTTTTTATTGACTCCGATCAGTCGTGGGACGTTAATTCTTTCCTGAATATCTTGAAGTCAACCAAGGATGTGGTTGGCGCTGCTTACCCGGTTAAAAATAACTGGGAAAATTACGGTGTTACCGTCTTCACCAATGAAGACAATACGCCAATTGTCAACGAACAAGGGCTTATTAAAGCCGAGAAAGTCCCGACCGGATTTATGAAGATCAGCCGGAAAGTCTTTGAGAAGATCAGAGAGCATTTCCCGGAAGATTGGTACTACGAGAAAGAAAAGAAGCTACACAATTTTTTCGGCCACCTCATTATCGACCATGTTCGATATGGCGAAGATATTAGCTTCAACATTCGCTGGCAAAAGACGGGCGGAGAGATTTGGTTAGAGCCCCGGTGTTCTATTGGGCATCATGGCGCTAATAGCTGGTATGGCAATTACCACGAATACCTAATCGGATTGAAAAGTAAACAAGCGAGGCTGTCTTTGGCCGATGCGGTGCTAGGCCTTAAAAAGGAGGCCTGATATGTCCTATTACATGGATCACGCCGAGCATGGCGCTCATGTCTGCTACACGCTGGAAGATGTTGAGACACACAAAAAGGCGGGTTGGGTATTACGCGAAGAGAAGGCCTCTTCTCCTGAATTTTCAGGGCATATAACGATGCCGGCAGAGAAGAAGAAGCCAGGAAGAAAACCAAAGGTTAAATAATGGCAATTAGCACTTACTCTGAACTGAAAACCGAAATTGCAGCTTGGATTCACAGGGACGACCTGACTTCTAAGATAGTCGATTTTGTGACTCTAGGGGAACTTCACCTGAACCACGCTCTTCGGCTTTCCAATATGGATGTCGAAGCCAATATTTCTGTCACGTCAGGTTCAGATAGTGCTACGTTGCCAACTCGTTTTATCGAGCCAATTCACTTCAGGGACGACGAATACGAAAAAATTGAGCTGGTTAGCGCGGCCACACTTTATGCGTACCAGAACGGCAGCGCAGTAAAGCCAACTCATTACGCAATATCAACGCAGATAGATTTCCCCGACAACGCAGACGCAAGCTATACGTATGTCATGCGCTACATAAAGGGTTGGGATATCGCCACAGACACGACTAATTGGCTGCTAACAAACTCGCCGGATGCATACCTTTATTCGTGCCTTTCCGTAGCTGGGATGTACGTGCAAAGCCCTCTGTTACAGCAATTCATATCCATGCGAGATATGGCTATCAATTCTTTGCAGCGAAGCGATAACTCCATCCGTAACAAGCCGAAACTGAGAACCGAAATACGGTTCGGCGGAAGCCAAAATATTCTCGCGGGGTAATGATGGACTTCTCTCAAATGAAAATTGGCGATACACAAAAGCTGCCTTCTCGGGCTTGGAAGGAAGAAAACAAGGCAATCTACTACGCAGCCTGTGAATACGCTGCCGAGAACGGCTGGCAATTTCAGGTTGAAGATGACGGCCCTAAAGAGATGGTCAACGGCGAGCGCTTGAGAGACTACGTAATTCGGAGGATTCGCTAATGGCGCTTGAGACAGGCAATTACATCTATGACCTAGTAATAACGAACCCGACCAGTTCGGATGCAAAGAGCCAGGGCGATGACCATTTCAGGCTAGAAAAGACCGTACTGAAAACATCCATTAATGGATGGGCCGGCAACGTCTTGATTACCGGCAACGATACAGGGGCTGCCGATGCTTATGTGCTGACGCCTTCCCCGGCACTTCCTGGTTATGTTGATAGGATGATTCTTATCCTAGACCCGGCCAATGCCAATACTGGTGCAAGCACGGTCAATATCAGTGCGCTAGGCGCGAAGTCACTCAAGACCGTAGATGGCGCGGCCCTGACTGCTGCCGATCTTGTTGTCGGCTACCAATACGCCTTCATCTATGACGGCACCGACTTCCGCATGCTAGGAACGGTGACTAAGCGCTATATCGACGCCGCCTTGGCCTTGAAAGCTGCATTAGCATCTCCAGCATTGACCGGCACTCCTACAGCCCCTACGGCCGCAGTAGGCACGAATACTACACAGATCGCCACGACTGCTTATGTAATCGCCCAGGCCTTCTCTACCGCCCTACCCTCTCAAACCGGAAATTCAGGTAAGTTCGTTACAACTGATGGCAGCACAGCAAGTTGGGCGACTGTTGACACTAGCGTATATTCTGACGCAACTTATTGGATGGGCGTATGACTACTAACACCATTAAACAGATGAGTGCTGGCGCTTTGTCAGCGACCACGACGACGACACTCTATACTGTGCCTGCTTCAACCAAAGCGATCATCAAAGAAATTATCTTGTGCAACACAGACACCAGCGCAAGAACTGTGACTATGCAAGTCGGTGCCGGAACCGCTGCCGCAAATAGGATTCTCTCCGCTCTTTCATTAGCTGCGGGGGAGACAAAATTCATCACCCTTTCGACCGTGCTAAACACCACCGAAACAATCAGCGCAGGCGCTTCTTCTGCTAACGTAGTTTCTTGCACGATTAGCGGCACGGAGGTTGTATGACCGGCATCGTAAGCACGATTCAGTCAACCATTTTATCCAAACCGCCTACCGCCATTCTTGGCGGAACAGGTACCGCCACTAGCACTCAAGACACATGGGGTGTCGCCAATTTAATTGGCAAGCCAGGACAAAACTTGCGGCTAACGCTAAGCGGTGCATTGACTGCGAATACGTACAAAGAAATCGCCGCCGTAACAGGTGCCGGTGTACTCAATTTCGCTGGCGTTTATGCCGTAGACACAACGAGCCGAGATATTTACATCAAAGTTCTTATCGACGGCGTGCAGGTTGTTGAGCGGTCTACTTTGACAGTTGTAACTACT